ACTGCTAAAGTACGTGTATATGCTGTTAACTACAATGTCTTACGTGTAATGAGCGGTATGGCAGGTGTTGCTTACTCAAATTGAGGTGGTTAATATGTATGCTATGATTAATAATATGTAAAATAAGTACAACATGTAATACTTATTTTATTCTTACTCGCTAATGATTTTCAACAAGTTGTTTTAATCTTGTATCTATGCTTTCATCTGAATATCTTTCTATGAGACGTCTATGAGTATTATCACTTCGTTGTTGGTTTTCAATAACAATTTCCTGTTTTGTTTTTTTATTTTCTTGAGCGACTATACAAGTAGCATCTTCAGTATTAATCTGGCAATAGCCAGTAAAAGGATGATTTTCATTAATCATTAGCAATTTCAACACAAAAATTGGCATATCTAATGTTCCTTTCATTAAATTACATTCAAAGCAACAAGATTGAATATTGTTATTTTCATAACCATTTGAATTTATTATTCGGTCGATCCCATTTTGATGTATATCTGTATTTTCTTTTCCACAAATGCTACAGCTCTTTGCCATTTCTTCATTGAATATAGCTCGTTCTACCTCGAAAGCAATATTTCTTCTAACTGCAGAGTTTTTATAGGAATTATAATTCATCGTTGTATTTTTATGGTCTTTAAATAAAGAACTAACTGAAACTTTTTCATCTATCAAATTATGGTAACTTAAAATATGATGTATTCTTCCAATAAAAACTTCTACACTGCAAGACTTTTTCATATAATTACAGTCTTTGCAACAGGTTACGACATTAGCAATTACATACCCAATTTTAGAATCCTTACGGTCAATCCCATTGAAACCTTTCATTTCAATGTCGTTACAATAATAACAAGGTTGATAAACAATTGTTTTGTAATCTTCATACGTAAGATGAAAATCTAATCCTTTTGTTCTTGCACTTCTCTCATAAATCTTAAACTGTTGTTTCGTGTCTTTCTTTTTATTTTCATTTATAACTTTTTGCTTCTCTGGATTATTTATTCTCCACTGTTTTGCATTTTCTGCATTCCTTTTCAAAAATTCTTTAACACCTTTTTGTATTGCTTTTTGACGAGATTTCAAATTAATTTTACAACGTTTTTCATAATTATTCCTTTCCCATTCTTTTTTATTTTCTTTCCTTTTGGGATTGTTATCATATATACGTCCCAATGCTCTTCTATGGTCTTTATCTCGTTTCGCATCTTGAACTTTGTTTTTATCACGACAATGCTTACATGTTTTTACTATATCTCCCTTTGCACCAATAAATAATGAATTATTGTATACTTCAAAGCAGGTTGGACATTGTGTTTGGTCTTTTTCAATTATAACTTCAACTGATTTCTTTTTATCTCTATGTCGCTTATCCTTTTCACGTATCATTTCCCGACAGTTTTCGCAATTACTGTATTTGTCGTTTAAATCTAAAACATTGCGACATCCACGAATATAACAATTACACGCCTTCATACCACGTTCTTTTACATCATCCAAAAATATACATACTTGATGTACACCACAATACTTATTATCTTTTGATTTATTGAATTTACAACCTTCCTTTGCACAAGGTATTATATCCTTCTTATCACGATTAGACTTTTGACGGGTTTTACATATATTGCACGTCTTACTTTCTATCGATGAATAAAAACACTTTTTGCATCCCGTGCATATTATCATTTTTTTTAGTTCCTCTTCTCCATATTCTTGTAAATACTGATGATTTTTACAACATTTGGTGCCATTTACTATTTTGAATTTACAAGGTCGACAATACCGATCTATTCCTAAACAACTCTCTAAACAACTCTCTAAACAACTCTCTAAACAACTCATTATACTATATAATGAGTTGTTTTTATAATGTTTTTATAAAATGATTTTATGGTCGGATATTTGTTAATAACGAATGAACACAATATGTGCAATAAATTCCAATACTTCTAATAATATATTCATTAACATTACCAATGCTATAAAAATACAAATATATACAGAAACCACTACATATTTTATCGGTGCGCATATTGTATCATAAAATTGTTCTTCGGAATCCTGTATTATTTGTTGTAATTTCTTCCTGATTTTCCCAGAATTTTTTACAATTATACTTAGATGTTCGTGATTAATACTCTCAAAATTTGTCTGACTTATAAGATTTAAAACATTAACATTATTATTAATATTCAATGTTTCATAATGATATTGTTTGAAATGCTTTACTGCAACCGTATACCCATGATAAAATAAAAGTTTCAAAAATTCTTCTGATACGGGAAAAATAGAAAAGCGTCGTGGTATATCAAATTCAGGCATAATTGTTCGTTTCGGGGACTTGTAACATCCACAACGACAATTTCTCCGATGTGAAACCATCAAACAATTATCATTTTTATTATTATAATGTGCACAAGTGAAAACCCCATCAATAAGCCATTTATTATCATACAAATAGGACATTTTGCCGTTAAAAAAAGGTAGACAACAAGTAGCTTTCAATACATTTACAACATCCTGTCGTTTATTATAACTATTATAATTTATGGATTTTAGTAATACACCTTTATATATCTCACTACAAAAAATTGTTAACCGTTTATTACACATTTTATGAGCATCATTTGGACAGATTCTATCACAGCCATTATGTGCTATTTCAATCATCTTTCGAAAATTATCAGATTGTATTTGTTTGGCTTTTATCACTTCTGATGCCAATCGTAGGTTATCATATTGACAACATAATGAACACCCTACTATAGCTCCTCCACTTGTACCATATACTTTCACGTGTTTCATATCAAAATGTTGTTGCAAATAATGAAGAACTCCCAATTGAAATATGTAAAGCCAACCACTTGCTGAAAAACTTATTTCTTCATAGGGAAATCTTCTCATATGTATTTATTATATTGCAATTTGATATTTTGAACACAATAGCTATTACGTATTATTACAACATTGAATCTGAATATGATAGCATTCTTGTTCTTCCAAATATATTGAACACATTTCCATTTCCTCTTCTATATGTACGGTTGGTTTGTTTTCCCATTCCGAATATGGAATTGCCTTTGAAGTTGAACTTGCTAATAAAAGTAGCTGTTGGAGAGCTTGTAATCGTCTTTCTAAAGGAGACATATGCTTATCTATTTTACGTGATAATTGTTTCCACCGCCATTCAAATTGTAACGTAGAACTCCAATTTGGAAATCCCGAAACATAGCATACTCTTTTCCATTGATGTCCCTTATCCACTTTCATTCCAGTTGCGTGAGCTCCACCTTTGATTTCTTTGTTATGCTGTCTTAATCGCCTATTCAAATCCACAGTTGCTCCTATATAGGTTGAACCGTCCGAACATAATAAAAAATATACATACATGTATGATATAGTTATGGGTTATATTTTATGTCATTTATGTGAGTGTATATTATTAGGGGGTGGGTCAATAAGTTTACCAGGACGTTTTATTTCTCTCAAAACTGATCTAGAATTGTAAAAGTTAAGTAAGTGGCTAAGAAATATACAATACCACCCCATAAGACATCTACAATTGCAAGATTTAGATTCCAGTCTTTTAATACAGCACCTATGGTAAAATCATAGACACCATATAATATTATACCAAACAAAAAACCATATTTGAGACTATCAAAAAGCAAATTATCCTTGTTTATATTTGGAATAACAAATACATTAAGTCCGATTATCATTAATGCATACGATAATATTGCGTAGACAGTATTGACACGCATATCTGAACCTTGAATTTTACGAATCATTTTTTTATACTCGTTTCCCATATACCCCTTCAACCAAATTAAGTCCAATACTAAAAGTAAAACAGAAGATATTATTAGCTTATTCATATATATAACCTAAACATTTTATTCATACGACCGTAAATTATTAACAAGACGGTATGTAGGTATGTAGATATACCCAACAATGGCCGTGAAAGTAAAATGCATTATCAGCAATAAAAAAATATGTAACATACATCAATTATGTATTCTCCTGGTTAGTATATTTTTATTTTTGTTTGTGTTTTTTAGTTTTATGTACTTAGTTGTTGTATTTTTTCGGCTAATTTTTCCATATTGCTACCGAATTCATCCATTAAGTTATTCATTTCTTTCATATCGGTGTAAATTGTTTCCAAATACTTTTTACAATAATTCATATACTTATCAAAACAACGGACTTCCACAGAATCTTCTTCAAAACAAATCGTTTGAATGTTTTTTCGGATAAATTGAACCGATTCAATGAATTTCCAATACTTGGTAAGTTCGTCTTTTATAGTTGGGTCATTGGATACTTCTTTAATTTGCTGTTCATCATAAATTATATCATATAACAAGTCAAATAGTAATTGTGTTTTCTCCCTGAAAGTTTTATAATTATTGGATTTATCAAAAGCATATAAATAAAATTCTTCGTCACAAGAATAATCACGTGTATATTCGATTAAAAGCTCTCGTAATTGTTCAAAAGCCAATTCTTCATCGGAAGAATGAGTATTGCGGATATATTGACACTTTTCGCAGAAAGACATTTTTGTTTTTGATATACAAGAAAGTCTACAAAGTCATTCAATTTTTTATACAAATCAAAAATTGAAAATATATATAGGTAATTTATAGTATACAAGTACGCAATGAAAGACGATTTCCAAAAACGCAAAACAAAAAAAGATAAAGCGAAACGTAATTTTGAACGCTATGGTAAATATAGTCCAAAGCATATTCGTATGCAAGAAGAATTAGCCGAAAAAAGACAATTTATTAAAAATACAAATAAAAATGAAAAGTCGAAAGAAAACCAATAATTTATCCACCTCTTAATCTTAATACCAAATGAAGGGTTGATTCTTTTTGTATGTTATAATCACTTAATGTACGTCCATCTTCAAGCTGTTTTCCTGCGAAAATTAATCTTTGTTGATCAGGAGGAATACCCTCTTTATCTTGTATTTTTTGTTTTACATTATCAATAGTATCACTTGATTCTACATCTAATGTAATAGTTTTTCCAGTTAGGGTTTTTACAAAGATTTGCATTATATATAATTAATATATTTTGTCTTTATATTGTATAATGTTATCAAAACAACAACGAATATTATATTTTTTGATTGGATGTATTGGAGTCCGAGCAATTCTCGCAATAAGTCCATTATATATACCTAAAAATTGGCTTCCTATATTAGGTGGACTCACAATGATTATTGGAACCTCATTATTGTATTTATATGCTACCAATGGACGCTTAAATGCTCCCGAAGGAGGCGGCGTTACTTGGTGGGCTAATTATCGTTTGATACACGGTCTATTATATTTATGTGCGTCTATTTACTTATTGCAAAAAGAACGTATTGCGTGGATACCACTTACAATGGATGTTATATTAGGATTAATATTGTTCATAAGTAGACACGTATAAATGTCATTATTAACAATTCGTAAATACTTAAAGAAAAAATGCCATAATTATTTAATGGACTTGTCCTTAACACCAGATACATACACATTAGGAATAGATGAATTCGGTAACTATATAGATATAATTCCAAGTATACGACAGGGAATTATATGCCCCTGTGCTGCTCGTAAGGATAAAGTATACGAAACTACGTCAAAATTCAATACTCATATCAAAACAAAAAGACACCAAAAATGGGTTGTCGATATGAACCGTAATAAAGCAAATCATTATAATGAATTATTACAGTGTAAAGAGGTTGTGGAACAACAAAAAAAATTAATTGCGCAAAGAGATTTGGAGATTATACAAAAAGATTCGGAAATATTTAAAAAAGGTAAACACATTGAATGTCTTCTTAATCAACTTAGTCAAACGATTCATTCCAATGACTATTTAGAACAGCCCAACTTACTTGATTTTGATTGATCTACACGACGATTTATATTTTACATAAAATAAAATATAAAAATAAACGAATAGTACATTCTAAATGTCTGTAAGAATAGCAACTACTCAAAATGATTTATTACTAAATAGTTTGATGGATTATTATCACGAAACCGCAATAATAAATCGGCTTATTTCCATTATTAACGGTGAATCAAAAGTTTCTTTGAGAATTATTGATTGGTTTGTGACTAATTATGCAAAAAAACATTTTGTTGTCTATATGGTTAATAATAAAAGATTCAAGGTTTTCAATGAATACAAATTAAAACTCAAGGCCTACTCCAAAAAGCGTTTTGACCCATTTTGTCGATGGGACCGTATTGCCATCCCTTATGATGATGAAACCAATATGGAAACTACAATAGGTCAACTTAATTTCTTTCGATTTGCATTTGATAATTTGATCATTGAATATATTGAGGAACATTACGATGAAATTGAAAAAGATATGAATCAAAATAATAGCAACTCAAGAAAAAAACAGAATACCGATAATTCATCCAATACCAAAACTCGCAAACGTCGCGAAGAATTATCTATATCTGCCTGTAAATGTATCAAAAAGGAGGATGTACATATTGTTGTTTCTTTTTCTTAAGGGTTATGGAACTTGTATTAGATAAACTCTGTCATAAAACCTTTAATATTGTCTTTCCACTCATTTAATATGGTTTCGGTTTTTTCTATGTTACTATCAATCGTCAATAACTTTTGATCAATACTGCCACCGAGCCATTTAACATGATATTTATTGCATTTTTGTATATAATCAAATGCAATGTTGTTTTCGCCATTTCTATTACGCTTTTGGATTCTTTCAAAGCACTTTTCGGGTGTTGCATTAACAAAGACAATACCACTATGCATGAAATCGTTCTTATATATATCATAATA